AGAAGAATCAGATTCCAAACCTATCCTGCAAGCCTTTCCTATGAATACTACAGGCTGTGCTAACTGGTTCGGATGTCTGTATCATGATTTCTGTCGAGCCTGGGCTAATCCACTGCAACATTCAGAAGAGCCCCCAATAGGATTTAAGATAGATTTCTGGAATCCACTATTACCTGATGAAGTTAAAGTAAAACTGGAGCTTTAAATGCAAGGAAGAAAAGCAACCTCTATTTAACCATATAACTTTGTTCAAATTTTAAACATAGTTGGAGATATAATGAGCTCACTTCTTAGAATAAAACAAGAAGCAGAAAAGATCCGAAAAATGTATGAGGAGGATCCTAGAAACGCTACCTTTAATGCTATTATTCACGGGCCTATTAAGGTAGGAAAAACATCTCTTCTCAGAACTTGTCCTAAACCTGTCTTGGTGCATTCTTTTGACCCAGGCGGGACTGATGTGCTTAAAGATATGATAGCTACAGGAGAGATTCTGGCCGATACTCAGTATGAATCTGAGAATCCCTTTAAGCCTAAAGCTTGCAGACTCTGGGAGGATTCTTTCAACTATCTATATCAAAAAAATTTCTTCAATCATATAGGAACTTTTGTTATAGATAGTATGACTACCTGGGCGCAGGTTATAATGTATGAAGTTATTCGAAGAGCGGCTCTTAAGAAGAAGGATCGTAATCCAGGAGAAGCTCCAAGAGAGCAAGATTGGCTTCCTCAGATGGCTTTTATTGAGAATTATATGAGGAAGTTTCTATCCCTTCCTTGTAATTGTATTCTCCTTGGCCATAGCGACCAACCTAAGGATAGGGAAGGAAATGCGACAGGAGATCTCGGAATAATGATTACTGGAAAACTTCGGGAGAGAGTTCCTGCACTTTTCAGTGAAATTTATTATCTCAGAATGAAAGATTTTAAAGCTGAGACACGAGAATTATTAGTTAAACCAGTCTATGGTATTCAGGTAGGCACAAGACTAGGCAGCAGAGGTAAATTAGATAAGATAGAGGAACCAGATATTAAGAAGATTATGAAAAAGGTAGGATTAGATGCTTCGGATAAGCCACTAATTCATGAGTTAGAAACAGAAACAGAAACTAAAATTTAATAGGAGATATTATTATGAGCTCATTTCTTGACCTTACAGATGCAAAAATGGAAGATGCAGTAGAACCTAAAGCAGTTGATGATGGTGAGTATACTTTAAAGCTGGTAGATTGGATGACAACTGAATCTGGAGATATTACTCGAATAAATGCAAACGGTAATCCTTATATCATGCCTATTTTTGAGATTATTGAGTGTGAAGAAGCTACTTATGCCAAAAATATTTCTCACTATATACCTCTCCCTCATGAAGACATGGATAAGAAAGATCGAAATGCGACTCTTTGGAAATTAAAAGAGTTCTTTGAAGCTCTTGGGGTTGATTATACTCAACGAATTGACTTTGAAGATCTGCTCGGGAAAACTACCGAGGCTCTGCTCACTGTGCAAGATAACGCCGATTTTGGAGAGCAGAATAATATTAAGAGGTTTGTTGCAGGTCGTTAATTCTTCATTCAAATTTTAAACAAAGGAAAATCATATGAAACGGTTAAGGTTGTCTATAGATCTAACTCAGGAACAGTCAGATTTCCTGACAAAACTCCCATTCGGTTGGAGACAGCAGATTTATAGCGCCTTAACCGATATGATTATAGATATGACAGAGAATCATGGAACTAAATCTCTGTCATATATCATATCTCAGAGAATTAATCTAAATGATTATTTTGCCTCAAAGGATTAGATATGGATATAAGTTCTTTACATAAAAGTATATCTGAGTTTTCAGATGATGAGCTTAAGGCGCATATTAGAAATATTAGAAATCTTAGAAGACAGTTTATAAAAGTTAAAGAAAAGACTCCTAAAAAAGGTGTAAAAGGACAGAAAAAAATAATAGTGAAACCTGATATCTCAAAGCTCAGCCAAAATGAAAAACAGATTTTATTACAAAAACTCTTAAATATAAAGGAAAAGAAGAATGGAAAGAGGTAATGTGGATTTAGATACTAAAATTAGTCAAATAGAACTTAGAGATATAGCATTATCTCAAATAGAGGTAGGAAAAAGGTTTAGAGAAGATCTCGGAAACCTAGAAGCTCTCGCAGCCTCTATAAATAAAGATGGTCTTATACAACCTTTAGCTGTTCAGAAGAATTCAGAATCCGCTGAGCTTCCGTATAAACTTGTAGCAGGTGGAAGACGTTATGCGGCTCTTAAGCATCTCTGTGAACAGAAGGGCCAGAAAGAGGTTATATCTTGTAGATTTTATCCAGAAGAATTATCAGAACTTCAAACACGAGTTTTAGAATTTGCCGAGAATCTGTATCGAAAAGACTTTACTTGGCAAGAAGAGTGCAATCTTAAAGAACATATTCAAGATCTCCAACAGCGAATTCATGGAGTAAAAACGTCTACTGCAAAAGACGCTCCTGGATGGACTCTGCAAGATCTTTCAGATATGACAGGGAAATCAAAGGGATCTTTATCAGGTGATATTAGTCTTGCAAAGTTAATGAAGAATGCTCCAGACATTGATTGGGGTAAATTTAAAACTAAAAATGATGCTCAGAAAGCTATCAAACACGTTAAAAAGGTCATACAGCAGAAAACTGACGCTAAGCAATTTCAAAAAACTATGGGAGAAGGAGATAATAAACGAGTTAAGCTTATAAAATCTTATCATGTAGAAGATTTTTTTAAGGGAGTTCAGAAGATTGGTGATTCTACTATGGATTTTATTGAGATTGACCCTCCATATGGGATAGATCTTGAGAATCAAAAAAAGGAGTATTCTTATACAGGTTATAATGAGATAGATAAGAAGGATTACCCGGATTTTCTGAAAAACCTCCTCACTGAATGCTATAGAGTTCTAAAACCTAATCGTTGGATGGTCTGCTGGTTCGGCCCTGATCCTTGGTTTGAGATTCTTCATGATACTCTTATTGATATAGGATTTAAAAATAAAAGAATTCCTGCAGTATGGACTAAGGGAGCTTCTGATGAGGATGGAGTTAATACTATTTCAGGGCAGACTATGCAACCTAACCGAGATCTCGGAAAGGGTTATGAGATGTTCTTCTTCGCCAGAAAGGGAGTTCCAGAGCTAAATAAACCAGGATCTGTAAATGTATTTAACTATAAACCTATTCCAGCTCAGCTGAAGATACATCCAACTGAACGTCCAATAGAGCTTATAAAAGACATTCTGAATACCTTCACATTCCCAGGCGCTAATGTATTAGTACCTTTTGCAGGAAGCGGTAATACTATGATAGCCGCAGCTCAGAATAAGATGGTTTCTATTGGTTTTGATCTAAGTCAGGAATATTTTGAAAGTTATATAATTAAGGTTCATAAGAATTTTTAGGAGGTTTTATGAAGATTATTCAAATGGATAATTTTGGTAATGATGTTTCAGATCTTTTAATAGCAGAGGATGTTCATAAAAGTTATATTAAAAGTATAGTAAAATTCTTAAATGCTAAATATAGTGGAAACCATTCTGAGAATTGTTATAAAGCAGTTGAAGATAGTTATGAGTTATATAAATATAACTTTAATAGATAACTATATTCAAAATTTAAACAAAGAAAGGAGATTTTAAATGGAATTCTTTATTAAAGTATATTTTTGGATCGCTCTTATAAGTATTGTTTTAAGGTTTATATGTCTCGGATTTACAGACTATCCAAGAAAAATCGAAAGGGGTACAGATGCAATAGGATTAATGCTCAGCATTCCTTTTGTAATCTGGGCATTTTATCTTATATGGATATAATCTTCATTCAAATTTTAAACAAAGAAAGGAGGGAACTTGCAACTTCCTAAATCACATACAACAGTTCCGCCTTCTCAAAACATAGGAGCGCCTTATGTAGGAGTTGGAAAACAGCCAGGACGTGAAGAGGTAAAACGTAGACAAGTCTTCGTAGGACCTACGGGAAAAGAGTTAGATGATTGCTTAGGGGTTGCGAATATCAGCAGACCTCTGATATATCTAACTAATATTATAAAAGATCTTGATAGACCTATTAATTCTTATATTCAACTTTATAATAAGTCTAAATTATTATCTGAGCCTATTATAAGTGATAGAGGAAAAGAATATATAGAATTTCTCAAATGGGAGTTATCTAAAACTTCTGCTGAATATATCTTAGCAATAGGAGGGATAGCTCTTTTTATTCTAACAGGTAGAATTGGAATAACTAAATGGAGAGGTAGCTTATTAGATTGTACTTTAATTCCTGGCAGGAAAGTTATTCCTACAATACACCCTGCTACTATAATACCTCCAAAGAATAATTTTCTAAACAGAAGATTACTTATATTTGATCTTAAACGATTAAGAAGTTTTACAGAAAATCTTACAGTTCCTACAGAAAGAGTTTATGAACTTGAGCCCAGTTTTGAAACTATAATAAAATTCTTAAATTTCTGTCGTGATAAAGGTCTTTCTGGAAGTAGAATTAGTTATGATATTGAAGTTTATATGAATCGAAAATATAAACAGATAAGTTGTATTGCTTTTGCAGTAGATCTTCAATCAATCTGTATTCCATTTGCAGATCATCTTGGAGATTATTTTACAATCGCACAAGAAGCTGATATCTGGCGAATTATCGCAGAGATATTAGAAGATTCTAAAATTAAAATCTGCGGACAGAATCTTATCTTTGATAATCATTTTCTTCTCCGCACATATGGAATTAGAACTACTAACATAGATGATACTATGGTAGCCCAACAGATGATTATGGCTGATTATCCTAAAGGATTAGATTTTATCACATCTATATGGACAGATCATCCTTATTATAAAGCTGATGGTAAGGCATTCTTTAAAGGGGGTGGACAATATTATAAGTTCTGGAAATACAACGCAACGGATGCTTTGATTTGTGACGAGGCTTTTCCAAAGCAGCGAGAAGAGCTTATAAAACTGGGTATTATAGAGACTTATAATAATCAGATTGCTCTAATAGAACCTCTGGTATATATGATGGAGAGAGGAATTAGAGTTGATATAGTTAGAATGGAAGCTGCTGATCAAGATCATAAGAAACAACTAATAGAAGCTCAAGAGGAACTTGATACTATTGTCGGAAGACCTCTTAATGCAAAAAGTCCTAAGCAACTTAACGAATATTTCTTTATTGAAAAGGGAATAACTCCTTATAAAGATAAGGGAAAGACTACTTATAATGATTTGGCAATGAAAAGATTAATTCGTAAGGGATGGAAAGAAGCTAAGATCATTCAAAGAATTAGAAAACTTACGAAACTTAAATCTACATATCTTGATATTACTAAAATAGATGCGGATAAACGTCTCAGATGTTCTTATAATCCTGTGGGAACTCGTTATAGTCGTATATCTTCGAGTAAGAATCTCTGGGGAAGTGGTACGAATCTTCAAAACTTTCCTCATCATATTCAAGATTTTCTAATTCCTGATCCTGGTTATGCTTACTATGCTTTTGATCTCAGCCAAGCTGAGAATAGAATTGTTGCGTATGTAGGTGATATTTTAGAAATGATTCAGTGCTTTGAGGCTGATGAAGATGTACATGCTAAATCTGCTCGAATGATTATGAAAACTTATTACGGATCTGGGTATGATTCAGAAAGGATTAGTGTTGAAGATCCTGCTCCTATAGGTGATGGAACTCAAGAGTGGCGTTTTTGGGGGAAGAAGGCAAATCACGGATTCAACTATGCTTGGAGTTATAAGAACTTTGCATTAGCAAATGAGCTTCCAGAAAGTGATGGTAAGTTAATCTATAACTCATATCATAATCTTTATCCAGGAGTCCAGCAATCCTTTCATACTTATGTTCGGAAATGTCTTAGAACTACAAGAATTCTTACAAATCTAATGGGAAGAAAGACTGTTTTCTTAGGACCTCTGACGGGAAGAAATGCTGACAAAACTTTTAAAGAAGCTTATTCTTGTATTCCTCAGGGAACTGTGGGAGACATAGTGAATAAAAAGGGAATAAATTATATCTATTATAATCAGACTATATTTAAGCCTATAGAACTTTTAAGACAAATTCATGATGAGATTGATTTTCAGATTCCTATAAATATAGGCTGGAAAGAACATGCCAGAATGCTTAGGCTTATAAAAAAGAGTCTTGAAATACCACTAACAACTCATAATGGAAGAACTTTTACGATTCCCGCTGATTTAAAAATGGGAAGAACTTTGAATAAGGATAATAAAAAAACAAGTATTCATATAGATTTTTCAGGAGATCTTTCTGATAATCTTAAAACGAGTTGGGAAAAAATTAATAATGCCTAAAAGAATCTGTGATAACTGGCTTAAAAGCTACGTCCACTATTGCCATGATTCAGAACCCCCCACAAAGTTTCATGAGTGGATGGGAATTTCTGTTATATCATCGGCTCTTCAACGAAAGTGTAGATTAAATTGGGGATCACTGGTCTTCTATCCTAACTTCTATCTGGTTTTAGTGGCTCCCGCTGGAAAGGCTCGTAAGGGAACTGCTATGTCTTTTGCCCGAAAGTTTATTGATAAGATGAATATATCTCTTATTAGTGATACTACATCTCTTCAAGCTCTGATTAGAAGAATGAGTGAGAGTACCTATACAGAAGAATCTTCTGAGGAAGGTTATTTTGAAAGCCACTCATCTGTTACAGCATTTTCTCCCGAACTTGCAGTCTTCTTAGGCTTTGCAAATAAAGAGTTAATTTCAAATCTTTGTAACTTCTATGACTGCTTAGATCTATTTCGATATGAAACTATTTCAAGAGATGTGGAAGAGGTTATAGGAGTATTTCTAACTCTAATCGGGGCGACTACTCCAAATCAAATCAAAGAAACAATGTCAACTGAAACGATTGGAATAGGTCTGACTAGTAGAATTATCTTTATATATGAAGAGCGAATAAAAAGACGGATTGTCTGTCCCTTTTTTACTCTCTCTGAAGAGGGCTTAGCTCTTGAAAAAGATCTAATAGAAGATCTTACGAGGATTAGATCTCTAAGGGGAGATTTTAAAGTTACTAAAGGGTTTCTCAAATATTGGTCAGATTGGTACGGAGACTACCCAGAAGAGAGTTCTCTTGATCCCATTCACTTCGGAAACTATTGGGAAAGACGCCCTACTCATCTATTCAAACTCAGCATGATTATGTCTGCTAGTGAATCAGATACTATGATTATAACAGAAGATCATTTAAAAGAATCTATTAATTTCTTAGAAGAAACTGAAATAAAAATGCCTAGAACTTTTCAATACGCTGGAGAGTTTAGTAAGGCAGAAAATCTCAAACGCTTAATGCACTTTATTGCAATGAATGAAGAAGTTTCTAAAGATATATTAATGAAAGAATTTCTTATGTATATGAGTGAGGGAGATCTGGATGAATATTTACAAGCATTAAAAACTGCGGATTTTATAAGTACGGTAACAAACTCAAAAGGAAAGACTGTAATAGTATATAAACCTGATAACTCTGTTCAAAATTCAAACGAAGGAGGTGAATAAGAAGTGTCTCAAGATGATAGACAAAAACTAGCTGAGGTTCTGCATACAATTTTCTGCGAATGTTCTCATGAATCTGATATGAATCTTTTTGAAAAATCTTCAAAGTGTATGTATTATCTTGAGAATAATATAGATCTTACATGGGAACTTTCGGCACATCAAGAATGGTTAAAACAGGCAGAAGTTTTAAAGAAGATTTCACATCCACTGAATATATTAGAAGTTATTCAAGATATGATAAAGATTTATCAAATTACAGAACAGTTTAAGAAAGTAAACAAGAAACTATTAACATATGTTAAGATATTAATTTCTTAGAAAAGGAGATCTAAAATGGATGAAAGATTAATTAAGATAGGAAAGAGAATTAAGAGTATTAAAACTTCTCAACAATCTCAGCATGATATAATTAAGGAAGTTTTGTTAGAGTTGTTAGAGAT